TTATATGAGCATATTAACCTTATTAAAGAAGTTTAATATGATCTTGACCAATAAATCACATTTTTCCATAGGGTTAGTTGATAAGAGGGTCTGAACAGTACGACTAGAGTACAATAATAAACGTAACGTCTGAGTCAATGGATGCGTAACAGGCACTTGTAGGTCAGCCAAAGGTGAAACTGTAAACAATGCAACGAAGTCTGCAGAATGCGTAAGCGACTGCAGTTTAGTAAACATTTGATATTCCGAGAAATGAATTCATGGGTTAAACTTGGCCCATAATAAAAAAGGACAAAATTATGCAAACTTCAGTTGCTACAGTAGATAGGCAAACAGCAGAATCAATAGAGACAACACACTCAGCCATAGAAAATGAATTTTCCGATTTTGATTTTTCTAAGTCCATAATTGAGTCTATCTGGAACTCTCTTGATGCGAACGCTACAGACGTTAACCTAGCGCTTGAACTTCAAAATCAAATCGGAAACATTTTACAAATCGTCATCACAGATAATGGCGATGGTATTGTATATGACGATATTCCGTTGACATTTAAAAAGTACAAAGATTCCCAGAAACGCTCATCAAAATCTCCAATGACCAAAGGAGAAAAAGGGTTAGGTCGATTCGCCTTTCATAAGTTCTCTAACGATGCTAAGTGGATTAGTAAATCTAAGCACGGTACATGTTCAATTAGCATGAGCGCTGACAATTTAAGTGTATTTACTAGAGAAAAAATCAGCAAATCAGACGCTGTCACCTTTAAAACGGGCACCCGCGTTCAGTATGAACACATTGATCCAGCTCTGAATAAAGAGTTGTTTGATCAACAGGTACTACCTTACATCACGAAAAACCTTTCTTGTTATTTACTTGTTTCTAAAGACATCTCAGTAAAAGTTGATGGTAAAAAACTAGAACCAATAGCCCACAAAACTAGTCTATCTGACTATTCTGTAGAAGGGTTTGATTTTTCAGCCCGTTATGTCACTTGGAGTGAAAATCCAAAATGCGCTTCATATGTTTATTTCATAAACAAAAAAACGCAAAAAGTGGTTCACAAAGTACCAACAAAGCTTAAAAAGGCGGGTTTTTATACCAGTGCTTATGTTGAGTCTGATTTCTTTGATAACTTCGAACCTACCAGAGGTGCGCTGAACTTAGATAATACTTTTAATCTTGATAGCCCTGAGTTTATTGAAGTTCTGAAGAGTTCTAAAAAGGCGCTAACAGATTTATTCCGAGCTCATCAACTCAAAGAAGTTGAACGTTTAATTGACGATTATGATGAGAATGACATTTTTCCAAATTATGAAAAAATGGGTGTTGTAGATATTATTGCAGAATACAAAGAGGAAACTCTGAAAAACACGATAAAAATTCTTTATCAAGCTGAGTCGTCTTTGTTTAAAAAAATAAAAAACGATAAAAAACACATGAAGGTATTTATAGGCCTACTCGACAGGATCTCATTTAGCCCTACGGAAGATTTGTTTAGTATTCTTGACGGAGTCATCAACTTGTCTAGTCAAGAAGAGTCTGACTTGGCTACTGTTTTAAAAGAAAACAAACTTTCCAACATCACAAAAGCGATTACCAAGATTACTAAGAGGCAAGAGGTTTTAGACATACTTAAAAGCCTAATTGATGACCATACCGCTGATGCAAAAGAAAAACATATTCAAAAGATCATTGAAAATAACCTATGGATATTTGGTGAGCAATATAATTTATTAACAGCCGAAGAGCCGGATTTTGAAGATGGGTTAAGGGAATTGCTAAAAATCAATGGAAATGAAGATTACTATAAAAAAGGGTCTGTTGTTCACAAAGACAAAAATGGAGAAATGGACATCTTTTGTACGCGCCGATTTAAAGAGGTAGATATCAATGGAAATGAATACTACAGATGTTTAGTGATCGAATTAAAGCGTGGGTCTGAAAATATAAAGGACACTCATTATCAGCAGTTACAGAAGTATTTTTCTGTCATTGAGTCTAACCGCCAATACTCTGATGGTAATCATCATTGGGATTTCCTGTTAATCGCAAAAGATATGGGCTTGCCTATTAGTACATCTATGGTTCGAGGTGCTCTTTCTCACTTTAAAGGTTCGCCAGGCATGTTGTTTGAAAGTGAATCTAAGGAACATCGAATATGGTGTAAAACTTGGGATAACATCTTCAGCGGCTATCAAATCAAATATAAACATTTATTAGATAACTTGAAAATTCAAGCTCAGGATATCAAGAACAAAACCCCCGACCAACTTAGTGAAAGAGCCGTAAAATTAGGTTCTGAAATAGCCTAGTTAAGTTTGCATTGTTTAAACTAGCGCGCAAGCTTGCAACTAGAGCTGGGTTGTATGAGTGCTGATAGGTAGGTCGAATTTCCCCCCGTGATACAACACGGGGGTTGGCTTCCTCCCGCCGCGCTCGTCCTCCTCAGTCTTCGTCGTCCTCACTTGTTGTCCGTCAGCACTGAAAAGAGATCCTTTTCGACACTCAAATGATCTTAAAGAAAGCCAGTGAACACAAAAAAGCCTTACCGATGTGGCAAGGCCTTAAAGAGCGATTCTGGCAGGATGAGGGAGGGTGCTACTTAGATTGGCATTGGCAGTTAGAAACACTCGCCAGTTAAGACATACGGACTAATAACCTCTACGGTGTGGCTCGGTGCCTCGTTCGCGCTTCGCACTCTCTTATCCCTGCGGGGCTAGTTAAAACAAACTGACATCAGCTCGACTCACTTCTGGCAAAGTGGCCACGGCAGCTGCGTAAGGCTTACATGTTATCAACTTCGACAGCTGGCCTCTGTTCAGCTTCAATAAGCAATCATCAATCCGGTCAAACGTAATGTCGTAAGCTTTCAGAAAGTGTTCGTTTACAGAATAGAAACCATCGAGCGCTTCCACCTCGATGCTAACATGACGTTCAATAGAGCCGTTTTTAATAGCGAAGTTCACACCCGTTACAAAGGCTTTCTTGATCCCCTCAAAAGGAAGTACCTCAGCTATAGGAACATGAGAAAGGCTATCTTTGTCAGTGCCTTTACTGCTATCCCCACTAGAAGATACATCCCCAGAAGCTTCACTATTTTTGCTAGGTAGTGTTTCACTTTGCTTAGGAACGGTAGCTGAAGACGTTGCTTGTCCCGTTTCCTCCACCGTCTCAGTAGTTTCAAAATAACGATTGGATAAGTCATAGATTATGTACCCCAAACAGAAGATGGATAAAAGGAAAACCAAAATAGCTTTAGGGTTACGAAAAAGCGTATTCATGGCTAATTGTTGTTTAGCGCTGCCTGTCCCCGTAGATTTGTAAAGTAGGAAAGAGTCTAGAGGGATTTTTTGGTTGGTTAGGTTAACGTCCTTCTTTTTGGGAATGACCGGTGTTGATACCGATTTGTCATGCTTCAAGATGTAGGGATTTCGTTTCGTCCAGAAAAACTGATCGCGTCCCTTATGAAAGAAGTTTTGGTTTGCACATGCCTTGATTCCTGAATCGATTTGCTTCCAATCAGGTGAAAGCAACTCGATATCCCAATCATACTTTCGATGCCTCATGAATCCTTCATTGAAGCTGTGAGGATAGATAATTCTTCCTTCAGAATCGTACTCAGCAATCCCTCTGTCATCGATTTCAGAATCTTGTAACTCTTCCATATTCGCAGGGGTGTAACGAGAGTTAAAAAAGCGTTCGTATTCTTTAGGTAATAAGCCGTCACGAGGCGATTGGGTGATGAAGTCAGACAACGGTTTGTACGTCACTTTGCGTATATCGAAGCCAACGTTTTTAGAGAAGATATCCTGACATTCATCAATAACAATCAGAGCACCAATAGGGCACCAACAGAAAAAGTGCGTCCATAGGTGAACGCCAGATTCGTCCCTAGAGCTAATACGAAAGAGTTTAGCGGTGCTAGGAAACTGGATATTAAATCGCTCTTCAATGATGTTTAAGGGCTGCATACCCTCCATGTTAGTTACAACCGTTCTACCTGCTTTTAGAGCTTGATAGATAGAGAAGTAAGCCGTGTATGCCGACTTGTAAGAGCCGTTAGCCCCCGTTCTTATGGTAATAGCCATTATCTAGAGAGCCTCATTACTAAAGCGGTAGTGAAGAAGTTAGCCCAGACGGCAAGGCCTTGAGGGACGCCAAACTTAAACGCATAGAATCGCAACTCGTCAGGCAAAGCATTAAAGGCTTTGGACAAAATGTCGTTAAAGCCGATCTCTTTTAAGAGGATTTGAGCCGAGTTATAAGAGAGCTTGATAAACTCTAATTCCGCTTTTAATTTCATCTTAATCATGAAAATCTGAATGTATGAAAAGAGGTCTAGCGTCATTTGGGGGATAGCTTTAAAGAAGTCAGTGATGAATGACATCTGTAAGCTAATCCAATCAATAAAAGAGTAGATGTAATCCATAACTAATCCTTACCTAACATTCTGATACCAGATAAAACAAACAAGAACATCACAACAGCTGAGATGAGTGTGGCGTTATCGAGTAGGGCAGAGAGCACGCCCGATTTGAAAGAGCGTTCAGCATGGTTAACATTGAGATTTAAGGAGTGCTCTTTGTAAGTACCGTTGTTGAAAGAGCTGGTATCGATAGAGAATAACGCTTTGAACTTTTCAAATTCGTCGGTCATTTCTTGTTTGATTTCTATGACTTCGTTTTGAACTTCAGCAATTTGGTCTGGAGTGACAATAAACCCTTCGCCATTGAAACTAGAGCTAGGCTCAACGAAGTTATTGTTATTAGTAACGCTATCAATCAGGTCGGTTAGTTTGCTTTCTACGCCTGACATATCACCAGACTCAAGACCATCAATCTTAGTAGAAAGAGATTCAATGCTTGATTCAACACCAGACAAATCAACAGTAGAAGAACCGGAAGAAATAGCAGAAATTTGGTCACTCAGTTGTTGAAATTTTGGATTCAGAGAATCAATAGAATCTGTCACATCTGAATAAAGCATGCCAAAACCCTCCGCAACAAAATCGACACTACTTTGCATGTTTTTTATTAGTTTTTGATTAGCACTAGCTTTAGCAGCGTTTTTTAACTGATTTTGTTGAGTCGAAGTAAGGCCACTACCACCGCCATTATTATTAATTGCATCGATAATATCGGATTGAGTGGCGTCTAAATGACCATGGATACCGTTAAGTTGACCAGGCAAGCTGTTAACACTTCGCTCTATTGAGCCAAGGTCATAATCAACGTCATCAAATCTGTTTAGGGTTTGACTAAATAGACTATCAATCTCTTTAAACTCAGTGCTCATCGTAGAGAAGCCACTATTAATAATTCCAGAGTTATCGACCCCGCCAGTATTTTTAGCTTGAATTAATGCCCTGTTAAGCTGTATGTCATTACGAGTAAATTGGTGTTGCTGATAAATACCTTTTGATAGATTTTTTAAAGAAGACTCTAAACCATCATTGGTCACAGAGTTAAAGCTCATATGGCGGATAGTTTCAGATAATTCACGGTTATTAATAGACAAGTCGTAAATAGTGCCTTTGTACGTACTACAGTCAGGGTCAGAGTCTGAACAGCGTACATACTCAGGGGTGTTATTACCTATGGACTCATAAAAGTTGTCTAGGTTGTCAGGAACACCGTTACCATCTTCATCAGGGTTAAGGTTGTCGTTTTGAGTCGGGTTGGGATCTTCGCTATTTTTAATTCCGTCTCCGTCCCAATCCTCCTCAGAATCAGGAATACCATTAAAATTAATATCATCCTCATAAGGCGATGGTGAAGGAGTATCACCAAAGAAGCGGTTAATTTCATCAAAATTACAAGTTGCGCCAGAATACGTAAAACTGTTAGTCCACATGGTTCCCTCAACCGAAATAGACACAGGACTAGCTGACATAAAACAAGCTGCACCAGTTGAACGGTCACCATTGCAAAAGGAAGTCGGACTATCACCCCAAATATAAGAGTCATAAGTTAGACTCTTTGAAGTACCTTTGAGAATTGTACAAGAACTAACGCACACGCCATCAACCTCAACATGTCCTGCACCACACTGCAAAGCGTTGGAATTGAAAGCGACAAAGACGAGAAGAAGAGATAGGTATTTTTGATATCGTTTCACTGCAAACCCCAGATAAGAAAACGCCCCCAAACTAGGAGGCATTGATACCCGTATATACGCCATATACGAATGACATAGCCATAACCACCCCAAACAGGACGGTTACGACTTGAGAGACAATGTCTCCCATTAGTTCCCCATAGAGTTCATGATAGCGCGAAGACCAAAGCCAATCGCAGCAAGACCGATAAGACCAACCACAACCAAACCGTAGTTCGATTGACCAGTCGTTACAGCTTCGTTGATAGCCGTTGTGATTGCAGTATTATCAGCAAATGAAGAAGCAGATACAAATGCAGTAGAACCTAGAACCAATAGACGTTTTTTCATGATATTTCCTTTTTTAAGAGTGTGTTACTAAAAGTTGACCCTTAGCCTTTGCCAAGAGTTTTTAAGATTCGTCCTAGCACATGGCCAGAAACGAAAGATAATAAAATCCAACCTGAAACAGCGGTATAGAGCTCACTGTCGATGTTTAAAGACTGAGACGCAGTGACTAAATTGTTGTATTCAGTGTCGCTAAGCATTACGAGCTGGCAATCAAAGTCAGTTGACGTTCTTAAGTAACCTTGTTGAGTGGTCGTAATGCAGTTCATTGATTAAGCCTTGTTAGCTTTCATGAAGTTATCGAAATGCTTTTTAACTTCTTCATCCACAGGAACAAGCTTGTTCACCAAGATATCTAGAGGATCATTTGGGTTTGCACCAAAGCTGAGTTCGTAGTCACGGTTAGCAACAAAAGCGCGCGATTGGATAAGCTGACGTGCATAAGCCACATCAATTTTCAGCGCTTGTTTGTTGTAAGGGATGTCAGTTGAGAAACCGATACCCGTTTGCTGAAACTTCTCGTTATCGACTTCTTCTACGGCACGTAGGACAGACAGCTCCGCGAACTCCATATTAGATTTCGGGAAACGCTTGATAGAGATACCAGTTATTGTAGGCATATTCTTGACTCCAAAATTTCGATTTTCTGTTTAGTGTATTCGTCAGGAATGCCTAACGAGGTTTCAAAGTTGGCGCGTCTATGGTGCGTAGGAATGAGCATTCCGAATGCTTCACCTAAGTCACCCTCAGTCATTGCCACAACTTCAGAAAGTGCTTTACCACATTGGCGACGAACCCAAGCAATACGAGCAAAGAACTCAAGACCGGCTTTCTTTTTGTTAAGCTCAATCTTCATCGGTTCAGCAGGGTCGATACTTGCTGAGAAGTCACACTGACCAGCAAAGGCCGAAGCAGGCGAGGCGAGTAGTGCCAAATCACACTTCTTCAACTCCACTTCATTGCGGTACCAAATCACTTCAGGGTCAGCGATGTTTTGCTCGAACTTCTTGTTGTACACACGCCAGTAAATTGCAGAGGTACGAGAGCCAACTAAAACGGCTTCCTCTGATAATTCACCGGATTGTGAAACGCGCTTATGAGGAACCATTGTCGGACCACGACCACGAGAAGCAGTGCGAAATGCTCCCTCATAAAAACATTTCTCAGCATACTTACAGTCAAAGATTCCGGTGTAGTCATCCACGCAGAGATCTAAACGGGCTAGGCGAGTGATACCCAACAGTGACAACCACCAATGCACCTTTTTGTGTGTGGTGAAGTCGAACAACTTAGCGCAACCCGTACCATTGATTTGTACGTAAACCGTATCGTTGTTACCGCCAACACCCACCAAACCACATTCAACCGTGCCCGTAGAATCGTAAATCACCATTGAATCTTCATAGCCATGTAAACCACGGCCACGCATAGGAGACAGACGGAAGTTAAAGACTTTTGCCATGAACTCATCAAACCTATCGGCTAAAACCTTACGACACTTGTTACGGTGTAACTCAATTGATTTCTCGATAGCTTCTGGTGAGTTAAAACGACCTTTAACGCTTTGCTTTTTAAACTCAGGAAGCTGCATGTTGATAAAGTCTTGTTCGTTCGAGTTATCCAAGTGTCTAAGCGAACCGTAAGAAAACGAAAAGGCTAGGTGATCCACTTGAACCGGACGAATTTCATCATGGAACTTATGAGGCTTTTTAGATGGCATGGAACACACCCTTAACCAAAAGCTCTTGGTAGTTTTCATCGGTGATTTCAACAACCTGAAATGACACCATGCCGTAATGAACCTCCATGAACTGGAAGAACTCACGCTGAGTCTTGAAGAAGTTATGACCCCAAGGGAAATAGGCGTTAATGCCATGATTGGGTTCGTTGTCGAAGTAGATAGAATCCATGATTAACGTTCCAAGCCGTAGAACGCGCAGAACTGTTCAAGCTCTTGGTCGTTATCAAAGGTAAAAGTGAAAGAGTCACTAGAGTTATAAAGTGGATTCTTATAGCTGACAGTATGAAAAAGTTCTTCGCCAATTGTGCGCTGGCCAAATTCAAGTTCGCTAACAAGGAACTCAAAGCAGATTTCTAGTGGTGAGTTATGAAGAGACACGGACGCGTGTGTGAAATCTGGGTAGTTAGAGAAGCTAACGTGTTCAGATTTCAAAACAGAGCCGTATTGAATCGGTTCAATTGTAAACAT